ATCCTTCATAAATATGTAATGCAACAAGCTAAACAAAAGATTTATGAAAAGGCTGCTATGGAAGGAGTTGAACTTTCTGATGAGGATGCTGAGAAGATGACTATGGAACAGGTTCAGGATCAGCTAGATAACTATACATCTGTAGCAGAGAAATGGAGTAACCACATATTAACATGTCAAAAAGCAGACTTTAACCTAAAGGAGAAAAGCGAAGATGCATTTAGAGATCTTTGTATTTCTGCTAGAGAATTTTATCACATCTATGAAGACAACTCAAAACTCGGATTTAACGTTGAAGTCGCAAATCCAAAAAACACATGGTTCCTTACCACACCAGACAGAAAATGGATTTCAGATCCTACAGGAAGAGCACAAGGAGCTTATGCTGCTGGGACTGTGCAGGTTATGGAATTATCAGAGATCATTGAAAGCATTCCAGACCTTACAAAAGAAGAAATAGATCACTTAAGGAGTTCATTACAAGACTATGGACTTATTAATGTACGTGAGTCTAACTTAGGTAATCCAGAAGCTACACCAGGACAAGACTCTGTACAGTATGATACATTTGACCCATTAGTTCTACAAACTCGTATGCTTATTGAAAGTGAGATGAAAGAGAACAATGATGGATTGAAAGACTTCTTAGGACTTACTAATAATGTTAGTTCATTTGGATATAAATATGTAGTTGTACGTAGTTATTGGATATCTAAGAAAAAGATTGGTAAGTTGATCTACTTGGATGAGATGGGTAATGAGCAATCTACATTAGTGGATGAGAGCTATAAATCAGGAACTATTCCTACACAACAATCATTAGAATGGTGATGGATTAATCAATGGTACCAAGGAACTAAGATTGGTCCAGATATCTATCACATTAAACCATTCAAGTTATTAAACTATTGTCCTATTATAGGAACAACATATGAAGTGAAGAATACAGAAGCTAAATCTCTTGTGGATCTTATGAAACCATTCCAAGTGATTTACAATGTATGTATGAATCAATTGTATAAGCTTCTTGAGAAAGAGGTTGGTAAGGTGCAATTGATGTCACTGAGACATATTCCTATTCCAAAAGATGGAGATGCACAAGATGCTCTTGATATCTGGGAAATGGAAGCACGTAATAGAGGAGTAGTGTTTGTTGATGATAGTCCAGAGAACATGAAATCTCCGAGCTCATTCAACCAGTTTACAGCATTAGATCTTACACGTACACAAGAGATTCAATCTAGATATACATTAGCTCAACAAATCAAGAATGAATGCTGGGAACTTGTAGGATTATCTAAACAACGTTTAGGAAGCGTATCAGCTTCAGAAAGTGCTACAGGGACCAATACTGCTATACAACAAAGTTATTCGCAAACAGAGCCTTTATTTGTAGCACACGAGTATGTGTTAGGTCAATTATACCAAGCTATTATTGATGCAGCATTATATACAGAGAGTGCTAAGCCACAATCTACTCTTTCATACATTACAGGAGAATGAGAAGCCGCATTTGTACAAGTGAATGGGTCAGATCTTAAGTTCAGAGACTTAAAAGTATTCTTAACTAATAGACCAGAAGATACTCAGATGTTTAATGAACTTAGACAATTGTCTCAAGCTGTTATTCAGAATGGTGGTACATTATATGAAATCATTGAACTATATAGCACTAAGTCTATTAGAGAGATGAAGAAAGTGTTTAAAGATCTTAGAGATAGACAGATTGCTCAACAAGAACAAGCACAACAACTTGAACAACAAAAAGTACAACAACAACAACAAGCTGTTCAAGCTCAAATTGCTTCTGCACAACAATTACAACAAGAAAAACAAGCTCATGATGATTATCAAAATGAACTTGATAGAATCAATAAGAAAGAGATTGCTCTTATTGCAGCAGAAGCTAAGGGAGGTCCATTATCAGATCTTGATGCATCAGGAACTCCTGATGTTCTAGAAATCAATAAGTTAGCAATGGAACATTCAAAAGCTCAACAAGAATATGATGCTAAAATGGCTGATGTAAATTCTAAAAATGTATTAGCTGCACAAAAACTAAAACTAGAGCAAGAGAAAAATCAAATTGCTAGAGAGAATATGGCAAATGATTTGGCAGTAGCAAAAGAGAATGCTAAGGGCAGAAATAACAAAAAATAGTAAAAAACTTCCCCTCTACGGAGGGGATAAATTACATTAATGCTATATTATCAAAAATATTGATCCACAAAGACTGATAAGTCTTTGATATTAAATATCCTTGATATACTTTTACATTAATAAACCAAACATAAATACAACTACATATGGCTGATGATTTAGAAACTATGGGTAACTTTAGTATCCAAGATACTATGGAAATGGGTATGGGTAACCAAGAATTACTTCAAGGGTTATTCGAACCTGAAACTGCTTCTAGTAATCCTGATGATGTTGAACCTATAATCAATGAGGCTAATCCACCTGCTGCACCTGCTAAACCAGATGTACCAAAAGGTAAGGATATAGTACCTCCTAAAAATGTTGATGGTAAAACAGACGAAGAAAAACAAGAAGGACAATCTTTAATATCTGACTTTTTAAGTGATGATGAAGATGAAGATGATGATGATACACCACCAGTAGCAAAAGCTCCTAAGAAAACAGAGACTGCTACAGATGAAGGTGATGATGATGATGAACCACAAGAAGGTACACAATTTTCTGCTCTTGCAAATGACTTATTTAAGTTAGGTGTATTCACTAATGATGGAGAAGAAGATGAGGAACCAGTTTCTACAGCAGAAGAATTTCTAGAGAGATTTAATGCTGAAAAGAAGAAAGGTGCTTCTGAAATTGTACAAAACTTTATTGGACAATTTGGAGAAGACTACCAAGAAGCTTTTGATGCCATATTTGTAAAAGGAGTTAATCCTAAAGATTACTTCGGTACTTACAATCAAGTAGTTGATTTTGCTGAGATGGATTTAGCTGATGAAAATAATCAAGTTAGAATTATCAAACAAGCACTTACTGATCAAGGATTTGATCCTGAAGATGTAGAAACAGAAGTTGAAAGACTTAAAAACTATGGAGATCTAGAAAGTGTTGCAGCTAAACATCATAAGGTATTGGTTAAAAAAGAAGCAGCTAAGCTTCAACAAATGGAATCTAAAGCTCAGCAAGAGTTACAACAAAAGCAAGCAATTAGAAACCAATATATTACAAATGTTCAATCTATCCTACAGGATAAAGTGAAGAATAAAGAGTTTGATGGTATTCCTATCAATCCAAAAATAGCAGGCGAACTACAAGACTTCTTATTAGTTGATAAGTGGAAAACTCCTTCAGGAGAAACTCTTACAGACTTTGATCGTGCTATTTTGGATATGAAGAAACCAGAGAACCACGAGATGAAAGTTAAGGTGGGTCTTATTCTAAAAATGTTAGAAAAAGATCCTACATTATCAACCATACAAAGAACAGGTGTGACTAAAAAGTCTAATCAGTTATTTGGAGAAGTTGCTAGACAGGTTTCTAAAGCTAAGAGTAGCGGAGGTCCTGGTTCAAAAGCTGACCCTAAATCATGGTTCTTATAACAAACATATTAATAATTAACAAATTCGAATAAAAATGGCAGTTCAAACAATCCCTGGGTTAACTGGTTTTACTTACGCTCGTGTTGCCTCTATGGACAAACGTGCAGTAGGAAAACTTACTGACTCAAATCACTTAGAGTCTTTTCACTCTACTGAGCCTGCTGACTATGATAAAAAAATCATCAGTCTGTATACGCAAAGCTCATTGTACAGTAACGACTTCTTGGACATGATCAACAAGAGCACTCCTTATTACATTGATAATAACAGTGACGCTTGGAAATGGCAAGTAGCAGTTCCTTACAAATTCCCTAAAATTATCGATGTTCCTAGTTCTACTCAACAATTGTTGAAACCAGGTATCGATGGTCAAGAATTTCAATTAGTAATTGATACTAATGAGTTTTCTAAAAATGCAATTGTATCTGTAGGTACTCGTCAGTACGGTCCTAGATTCTATGTAATCAAAGATCCTGTGCCTTGGAATGCTGGTTACTTGTATACATTTAACTTGGTAACTGATAACCCAACAGTTGATTTCGTAACTCCAAATTTCTTACAAGTAGGTATTGAGTTAGAATTGGTTGATGCTGCTATCGGTGAGTTTGATCAAGACTTATTAGGTCTTCCTCGTTTAGGTGAGCAAATCACTATGTTTGAATCTTTAGGTTCTGCATATGGATATGAGCACAAAATCACAGAATGGGCTGATGACAAAATGATGAGAGATGCTGGTGGTAAACCATTAGATATCTTGGTATATGCTCCACAAAGACGTAACCAATTACCTTTAACTCGTAATGATGTTAAATGGGAACCGTTCATCGAGTTCTGGATGCGTAAATCTATGTTAGAATTGAAAGTTAAACGTATGATCTGGGCTAAACCTGGAACAGTTAAAACTAATGGTTCTAAACAAGAAGTTAAACGTACATCTGCAGGTGTTTACCACAGAATGCGTAACAACGGAAACTTGGTACAATACAACCGTGGAGAATTCTCTGCTAACTTGATTCGTTCAGTATTTGGAGATTTGTTCTACAGAAGAGTAGATGTTAAAGACCGTAGAGTTAAAATGTACACTAATGAGGCTGGATTCGATGTATTCCAACAAGCTCTTAAAACTGATGCATTAAATTCAGGTCTTACTTTCATGGCTGATTCTGGAAACAGATACATGCAAGGAGAAGGACAACATATCACTTACAACTTTGCATTTGATGCAATGGTAACTCGTGAGACTGGACGTGTTGAATTGATTCACTTGAAAGAATTAGATTTACCTCAAACTAACTTAGAGTTTGGACAAAACAAAAAATCTACTCCAGTATTTATGGTGTTTGATGTTTCTCCAATGTCTGATGGTTCAATGGTGAACAACATCCGTGAAGTTCGTATGAAAGGTGCGCCTTCTATGACTTGGGGTTATATTGATGGTACTCGTCACCACTTAGGTTTTGCTAAGTCTCAAGGTATGAGTTCAGCTAACAAATTCCCAGGATACGAAATCTGGATGAAAGACAGATGTGATGTATTCATTGAAGATTTATCAAGAACTGTATTGATCGAAGAGATCCCACAATTCTAATAAATAAGAATTCCGAGAAAGATCCCCTCATCCCCACTCCCTCCTAGAGGGGATCAATCTCAATCATAGACTTAGTAAAGCCTCTTATGTTTTAACATAATGTAACTAAGTTATAGAGTGATGGATTAGGCATTTCCTGATTGCATTCCCTTCGATGGGAACACTCTACAAATCGTGTGGTAGAGCAGTTGGTTAGCTTGCTGGACTCATAATCCAGAGGTCGTAGGTTCGAGTCCTACCCACGCAACTAAAATAAACCAAACATTATTAATTAAACTACATTATGGGTAAATTAGGAAAGATCTCTACAATCAAAAGAGAGTATACCACTTCTCAATTGCAAACAATGCAAAGTGGGTTGGCACAGAAAGGATTAACTAGAATTCCTGGTACAGGAGTTTTTAAGTATCCTTACAAAGAATTAGATGGTAAGTATAGAACAGGATTAGATCCAGATGCTGCTTACATTAGACGAATTGCAGATCCAACTGAAAGAGAATTAGAAACTGAAAGAGTTACTAATCTACGAGCTAAACTTGAAGCTGATCTAGGTGATATTGATCTTGGTCCACGTTCTAAGTTCTGGAACTATGGATTATCAACTTCTACAGAAGATCAATCTCATGTGCAGCCAGTTAAATTGTTAGATGGTGATAACTATTATGATCTTTCTATTCCGTTTCAAGAACTTGCTTTTGCATGGTTGAGAGTACATCCTACTATTGCTTCTTCATACCAAGCTTGGGAAAGAGGAGATTATCCTGCAGATACTCAATTCTACATTGTAGATGATGAGATTGAAAATGCAGTGGTCTTCAAGAAAAAACAATTGATCAACAAAGCTATTGTTAAGTTTGATGCAATGACTCCTGAGAAAAAACGTAAAGTGGGTAGATTATTAGGTCTTCCAGTTACAGAGGATACAAAAGAAGAAGTTGTATACAACCAAGTAGATAACATGTTGAAACAATCAGAATTTAAGTCTGGTGCTTTCCAAGGATTAAATCCTGTAGAAGTATTCAACAGATTTGCTGACATGAAGGAAAATTTACTCCATATTAAAGATTTAGTTAAACAAGCTATTGCTCATTCAATTTATAGAGTTAAACCAAGTGGTAAAGTTTATGAAGGTGAATTTGAAATTGCTAAAGATGAAGAAGATCTTATCAAGTTCTTAGCTGATGATGACCATCAAGATGAGTTACTTGTATTAGAAGGAAAACTAAAAACTAAAAAACTAGCTTCTGTTTAAGGAGCTAGTTTTATAAATATACAAGCATATGATACCAGTAGATAGTTTATTATACAAGATTGATCAAAAACTAAATAAACTATCAACTAATGAGCACCAACAGATTCAACTAGAAGACAAAATCTTAGCTCTGAATGAGGCTCAGATAAAGTTGATAAAACAAAAAGTTGATGGCATTAGTGCTGCAAATGCAATGGGAATGGATGCTTTTAAGAAGCGTTATGAAGACCTACAAAGTCTTGTAATGAATTATGATCATCAACCATTACCTTTAGTATTGAAGGATGCTAATTTAAATCAATGGGCTGCTAATGTACATACATTAGAACCAAAGTATATGTTCTACGTTGATAGCTATGCATTAGCTGATAAAGGTAGATGTATAGATAGACAGATCTGGATTAATCGAGATCTAGCTAAACACGGAGATTTACAGTTCATACTAAACAATGAACATTACAAACCTTCATTTGAATATCAAGAAACATTTAACTTTCTTGCTTCTGATGAGATAAGTATATTCACTGATGGAACTTTCACTCCAAAGACATTACAAATAATGTATATGCGTTATCCTGATTATATTAATAAAGAAGGATATATTATGTTAGATGGAACACCTTCTTTTGATCAAGACTGTGAACTTGAAACATATCTAGAGGATGAATTATTAGATTTAACAGTTCAAAACCTAGCAATGTATACTGAGAATCAATCTGCTGTACAAAATGCAGCATATAGGATTCAAACAAACGAATAAACTATTAATTTAAATAAATAAACAATGGCTGATTTTTCATTAACCACGTTATTCGTGGTGCCAGTAGGACAGACTGTTCTTCCTAGCTCTGGTTCGACACAAGATCTTACTGCAGGTCAAGTAGGTATCTTCAACAGCAATTATGCAACTGTTAACGCAGGAACTATTGCAGCATCTCCTTATTTCTACGTTGCACAAGGTAGAGCTAACACTTACTTGCAAGGATCTAAAAGATCTGACAAAATTGCTAGTAATGGTTCTAACGTAACTGAATGGTACAAAGTATCAGGAACTACAACTGCAAATGTTCAAGTTACAGATGTAACAGATTTTAATGTACAAGCAGGTGAGGATATCACTTTGACTTTACGTGCTCACTCAAGCTACTTGGATACATTGTACTTCAATGGATTTACACGTTCAGTAACTGTAGCTGCTGCATGTTTAGAGTGTGGTGGTGATCCATGTGCTAGTGTTGATGTAAATGCATTAATTGATGCTTTGATTGCAAAATTAGAAGCTCAAGCTCCAGGTACTAACCCTGACAACATTTCATTGAACCAATTTTATACATTTGAAAATGTAGGTGGTACAATTTTACGTATTACTGGTAAACCATTAACTGCATATGGACAACCATGTGATGTAGCTGCTTTTCCTTACGAATATGACAGAATGTATTTCCGTACTTTCGTATATGCTGGACCTGCTACAACTGCTGACTTTATTGTTGCTGACAACTGTAACATTGTTGCTACAGCTACTGTAACTCAAGAAGCTTCTTACCCAACAGGTGTATCTGCAGAGATTGCACAATTGGAGAAAAACTTCTACAGCTACCAAGCTGGTTACTTGAAACATTTATATAGAATGAATGGTTACAATGAGAACTTTGAGTCTTATGTAGCTGCTGGTATCGCTTATGATACATTTTATATCAAATTCAACGAGTACAACAAAGGTGCTTATGTATGGGGTGATTATATCCATGAAGATGCTACTGTAATTATTGCTGTTCCAGTTAACTCAATGCTTACAAGTTCTCTTCAAAGTACGTTAGAAGCTGCTTTAGGTGCTCTTCCAAGCCCTTCTTCAACTACTACTACTACTACAACTATGTAATCCATAGAAGGTAGAAAATTTTAACAATAACCTATGCCAGGGGAAAGAGGATAACTCATATTCCTCTGGCATATTTATTTAAACAACATGGCAGATTTAAAACTAGATATAATTGTAGTTCCTACATATAATGTATTTAACTTAGCAATTATGGATGCTTCTACATATCCTGATGATCCACCTTTGGTATCAGGTGCAACTATTGATATAGATGTACCAGGATTTGGTTTAGTAAGCTTACCATTCATAGTTGGTGAATTGAATATATTTACATCATCAAATCTTGGCATAAGTGCTGTTGGTGTGAGTGAACCTCTCCCTGATGGAATATATCATTTAAGATATTCTATTGCACCAGCTACAACTAATTTTGTTGAGAAAACAATTATTCGTGTAGATAAACTACAAGAGAAGTTTGATGAAGCTTTTATGAAACTTGATATGATGGAATGTGATAGAGCTATTAAGACACAAGCAAAAGTGGATCTTAATACTGTATATTTCTTTATTCAAGGATCAATAGCAGCAGCTAACAACTGTGCTGAGGTAGAGGCTAACAAATTGTACACTCAAGCAAATAAAATGTTAAATAACTTTATAAAAACCAATTGTGGTTGTTCAGGTAACAACTATCAAGTAAACTTTTACTAATATGGCAACTTGTAATTCATGTGGAGCTAATGTGGGATGTGGATGTAACTTAAACAAAAGTGGACAATGCGCAGCCTGTGCTTCTAAAGTAAATAAATAATAAATTATGTTATCACCTAGATTAACAAATTGTGTTGAGTGTTCAACTATACCAGTTTTATTAAACAATATAGATTGTAAACTTGCAGAGATGGCTAATAATTTATATAACAATGTTATATTAATGCTTAACCAACCTGTTCAAGGAAATACAATTATTGATCTATTGAACTACAGAAGAATACTTACTTTCAAGTATTGTAATCCAGATTATGCTGGATGTTATACAGTACCAATGATTGCTAGTAGAATTAAAATTCTAACAGCTGGATGTAAAACTATTCCATGTCAACCATGTATGGAACCACTTACAACAACTAGTACTTCTAGTACCAGTACCAGTACCAGTACCAGTACATCAACTAGTACAAGTACAACAACAACTACCACTACAACAGATCCATATTATTACTATATAGCTAATTTATATGCATGTCCTAATTGTGATACTCCTAGTGGTACTGATACAATAATTAAATCAGTATCTCCTTTAACTATTGGAAATTGGATTCCTTGGGTTAGTGGTGGTAATGTTTATATGTTCAATGTATTGTCTGTAACAAGTCCTTTTTATATGGCAACATTTATTGATGCTGGTGGAGAAATTACAACCTGTGGTTGTCCGACAACTACAACTACTACTACCACAATTGCAGGTCCTACTATTAACATAGGACTAGATGTATCATCTGGATGTAATATACTTACTCCAATTAGTGGAACATTTGATGGTGGTACTTTTTGTACTTCTTCAACTATAACTTCATTAGGACTTCCATTTAGTGATTATATAGGATCACCTGATACATATGTATCATTTTTTGTATCTGATGGTAGTGGTCAATATAGAGAGGTACTCAATCCTGCAATAGGTGAACATACAGCAACAATTATAGGACCTTGTTCAACTTGTCCAGTATAATAAATTAATAATATATAAATAAAAATAAAATGAGTTGTACCAATTGCTTTAATGGTTGTGCTGAAACAACTTCAGATCAATGTGTAAAATATACAGGAATAGACATTCCTGAATTAGGTATTGTCAAAGGTGACCCTTTAGCTGCTGTGTTGCAAAGTATCAATGATGCCATTATAGCGCTACAGATAGCTATTACAACAACAACTACTACCACTGTGGCACCAACTACCACAACAACTACTACTAGTGCTTAAAACCAAAGAATATGACAGTATTAATAACATTAACAACGGCAGGAACAGATTCTGGTCCTTTTAGTTTATATTCAAATCTAGATGGATTTGTTACACCATTTGAAACAGGTGTAAGTAGATTTGCATTAGAAGCTGGATATACATCTACACTTGTTCCAGATTTTACAGCCACTGTAAGAGTTAAATCTACAGGAGCATGTACAAACTATACAGATTTGCCTATTACAGGTACAACCACAACTACAAGTAGTAGTACCACTACAAGTACAACTACTATCCCTGCTTATGTGTTTAGTAATGGTACAATCTTAAGTAAAGCATCTAGTTCAGGAACTGTTACAGAAACTATAACAGGAACATTAACTGTAAACTCAGGACCTGCAGTATTTCATGCAAGAATAAATGTAAATACTGGTGATTCAGGATATGTTAATTTTACAGTGAGTGGTATTGATGCTAGTATAATTTCTAGATCTGGATCAGGTATTAGTGATGGTCCAAGTTTCTCTGTACCTGTAGGAGTATATTCTTATTCATTAAGAGTAGATGCAACAAGTGCACCTGTATTTACAGTAGTGACTGGAGAAATTGTATAATATATTTCAGTAGGTTTGTTGGTTTTCTTACTG